TGGAACGGGTAGCGATGCTATAAAGATGGCTTCTTCTGTACCTGTGTATAACTACAACACAAGTTCTGTCCAAGTACTTGAATGGAATCAGTCAACGATAACTCAAGCACTAGATGAGATAAGTCAGATGGAAGATTACAGAGACTGTATGACTGAAATTGATTTAGTTCTAAAGAGAACAGGACAAGCTAAAGAAACTAGATACAGCCTTAATGCTGTTCCTAGAAAGAAAGGTGCTACAGCTTCCATTGAGCTTGCATGGAAAGAAACTCAGGAAAAAGGTTTCGATTTAAGACGCTTACTAGATGGAGGAGATCCTTTCAAAGCAGCAGCTTAAATAAACAAGGGGTCGCACAGACCCCTTTCTTTTTTAGTCCTTTTGCTATATATTAATTATGGGAACGTGTATTTATGAACCATTAATGGGTACGCTAGACAAACAAGACGCTCTAGCAGACCTAAGAAACTGGAAACTGGAACGAGACGACACTCAAACTTTATACCCACACAGGATATATCGAGATGCAAAGAAAAATGTATATCATTCAGTAACTCATATCCTTAGTCAAACAGCACCCCAAGATAAAAAAGATGCACTGGAACGTTGGCTACAAAGACCAAACAGTTACACCGAAAGGGACATTGCTTGCAAACGTGGAGAACTTGCACACTCACATGCAGAATACCTTCTCAAAACTGGTGCAAAGCTGGCACGAAACGCTGGCAACAACCGAGGAGTATGGAAGACTGGATCGGACGGACTTGAACGGTGCCCTAGCAAAGTCACAAAATGGGCACTTGAAAAGGCAGCAGAGAACGCCCCGAAGGTTGGTTTCTCAGCCAGTGGCTACGCCAGAGGCTTACGGTCTTTCATCCTGGAACGTGTAACCGCCATCCACGCCTCAGAATTTAGTGTCTACAACGAACAACACGGATATGCAGGTACAGCGGACGCCCTAATAGACATAGACGGAGACGGCCCTTTCATAGCAGACTGGAAGACCGCAAAAGACGCACGTAGCGAATCCATCATCGACCAATTCTGCTGCCAACTTGGAGCGTACAGCCTAGCTTTAAAATCCCTAATCGGACTCCGCCCTAAAAAAGGAGCAGTAATCATAGCTAGACGTAGTGGTGCCCCACAAATAAAAATCCTCAGCGAACTCGAATTACGAGCCGCCGAGGTATGGTTTCTGGAACGTAACGAACAGTACCAGCAATCTCTAACCCTCAACCAAACTTAAGACCCTTACATATATAAAAACGCATCAACGTAGTTTTATTTATTCCTAATTCTTTAGCTCTTTTTTCTAACAGTTCAATCACTTCCAAAGGTAATCTAGCCCCTACTGTTTTCATAGCAGTAGATTTTTTCTGCTCAATAAAGGTAACTCCATCAATAGTAATTTTAGTCATACTTGCTCACCCCACATTTCAACTGCATTATCAGAATAAAGTCGATTAATTCTTGCCAGTGCATCAAAAGCATCTGCCAAATCTTCTCTATTAACCCCATTACCTAAAGATATTTTGGAACGTTCTTCATAGAAGTCCTCAATCTCAGCTAACTGTTTATGAGTTAGCTCAAGTTTGTATCTTGGTTGTTTCATAACCCGTCATGCCACTTAGTACCAAAAGCAGACATCATTTCATCATCTGATGGCTCGTCATCTTCCGGCTCATCTTCTTGATTCCAAAAAGAATTATTAAACAAGTCATTCTCAGCTTGCCTAAAAATTTCAGACTCAGAGTAATTCCTATTATTCATTTTTCTCACTCCAATTAAGATGTTCTTTGATGGTACGTGCATCCTCCCCAATATCTAAAACAAGCTTCTTAACCTCCTCCCAAGTTGCTTGATCCCCTGAATCTACGCTGTCCCATGTAGCAGCAAATTCAGGACAAAAAGTCTCAACCATATAGAGAATTTTAACTAGCTTAGGCACATCAGAATAATGTACCTGACAAAAGGGATGAATAATCTGTGGATCGTTCATTTTAGTGACCTATGTAGGGTGAATAATTACGTGGATCGTTACTATCTCCAGCATTTTCAGCATCAAGAATAGTAACCTTAAGTCCACTAATCCCAGATCTTTTTAGTATCTGGGTAAGAGCTTCTTTTGTGTAGGCTTGCGTATGCTCTACACGTATTAAAAAATCAGTGTGTTTCATTGGAACGGAACATAATTAAGTGCTTAAATTTGCCTAATAAATTTGCATAATGTTGCTGAGCTTTCATGTATCTCTCAGGCTCTTCAGTAGAGTCAATCGATAGCATGATATCCTCAGCATCCCTAAGCAAAACTGATGGATGGATCGCTTTGTATCCACCCTCAGTTTCTACCTTGTCTGTTCTAAAGTTTTGATAAGCAGCTCTATACCACTCGTAAGAAGTGGTAGAGCTGATTCCGTAATCTTCTTGTAACTCAGTCGTTACATCTCTACGGATATGCTTATTTTTAATTTTTAGATTATCTAATAGAGCTTGTTCAATAAACTCTATCCCTTCTTGTTTATCCATTCCTACCAACTGGCCCTATATCTAAAAGAATCAAAACCTTTAGGATCAGGGAACGTTCTATCCTTCCTATCTTTTTGATATTCCTTTAACTCAGCTTCTTTATAAATATGAGCTTGTACTTTTTGATATTCAAGAATCTTTTTTAGAGTCTTTCTTGTGTAGGCTAAATCTTGCCAATAGTAAGAATCAATTTCCTGACTACCAAAGAAGAAACCTTCAACAGGAGGTAGGAGCTTCTTGGCTTTCACTGGATCGTTCCCTACTTCCCTAATAACATCTAAAATTTGCTCTAAATGTTCATCAGTTAAATAAATAGGTTTCTGGTCGTCTATACCTTTACCGATTTCCCTAACTATGTAGTTATGTATTTGATTAGCTTTTCTCCAAGATGCAAGAGGTAGCCTAACCTCAAAATGCCTGTAAGAAAAATCTAGTGGAACGTTATCAGGGAAACCTATAGAAGCAAGTGCAAGCTTTAAGCTCTCACTCTGAATAGGATCATCCATAGGAACGGATCGATCTTCTTGAAAGTATGCTCTCTTACTGAAAACACCATCAAGGTACATATCTAAGCCCATAATTTGAGTGATTAATGGAACGATTTAAAAAATATCCGTAATTCCCGTAAAAATAACGAGAACTAACAGACTCTTATATTGTTACACAGTAGATAGGATTATCTAGTTAAATGTTTTGATATTGTAATATTCTATAGATTATGGAATATTCTTTTTATATAGCATATAAAAGGCTAAAAATCTCTATTGTGATATTTTACTAACATTTGATTTTTTAGATTGTCTTATCTACTTTTTGCTGTATAGTTAGAAATGTAATACACAAAGTTCATCCATGACTTTTATTAACAACGAGAGACACTATCAAACTGAAATAGATACTGTCTATTCAAAATCAAATCCTATTATGGTAGAGAGTCAAAATAGAAGTGCTGACTTTAAAAGGTTAGGTTATCAAAGAAAAGGTAATGAGAGTCTTATTGGTACGACAGTTACAGACAATAAAACCAATGAACAGATATTTTGGGATACTGGACTAACTTTTGATGTTCATCAAGTTCCCTTAGTTGCTGATACTGCTAAATGTGACACTATTCAATCTAATGGTTATATAGATGTTCCCAACGCCAAAGCACTTGTAAACAGTAGAACTGGTAAGGTCTTAAGTTGTGTATCTGGAACGTATGGACCTTTAAATAATTCGAGGACTCTAGATATTATCGAGCAAAATAAGAAAGTCTTACAAGTCGAGAACGTGATTAATGGGCAAGGTGGTGCCTTCTCATTTGTCTCATGTTCTATGAAGGACAATATCGGAGAGGTGACACCTAACGATAAAATCAAGCGCAGAATGATTTTTGTCAACTCATTTAACAATACTCATTCATATAAAGTAATAATCATAGATTTTAGGCTTTTCTGCTTCAATCAAATGGGACGTATTAACAAGTCTAAAAATAAACTTACAATGAAACATTCTCAAAATATTGTTAATTGGAGCAAACATCTACCCTCTTATATTGCACAAAATAGTCACGATTTACAAGAATCCATTGAAGAGTTTAGAGCCATGAAAAAAGTTGAGTTAAAAGGCACTGATACATTGAGAGATATATTTTTGCACTCACTAGCCGATAAATTAAAAGGTCAGGTCAAAGATAAGTACACTAAAGAGAAAAGAAACAAAAATATCTCTGATATTGACAAGGAATGGTCTGAAGTAAAAAATAACTACTATAGAGATAATGATTTTTCACTCTATGGAGCGTTTAATGCACTCACCTATCAACAGACACATAGTGAAGGCAGAATATTAGATGAGAATAAAAATGCAATGAATAGGTATCAATCTTTAATAGCTGGCCCTTGTGGTAATCGAATAGATATAGCAAGAGAAAAGTGCTTACAACTTACTAGATAACTACATTAATTAGATAATAATAAGTAAGGGACTCTAATACAGTCCCTTTTTTATTTTATTGACGTATTACATTAGATAGCCTAGAATGACTTTAGTTTCTCACTCATAGAACTATGAACAATTCAAATCCTTTTGCCAAAAAGTATTTCAAAGAACACGCTAAAAAATACATTGTTATTGCTAAAAAATCATTTAAAAGGATAGAAAAGGAATATTCAAAAATGTATTCAAATGATGGAACGCCAAATGATGAATACAATGATCAGACAATGTGCGATTATTATGATTTAGAAAATTTTCTAGATTTTGTAGATGATAAAGAATCTTTTTATGATTACGGATCTTGCATAGTTGATTTAATCAAATTAGATGATGAAATAGAAAAGGGTGAAAAATTACTTTTGAAAGTAACCGAAAAGATAAATAAGTATAAAAAAGATAGAAAAGATATTTTAGTTAATCAATTGAAAGTCGAATAAATCATCATTTTAATTTGTTAGTGTAGTATAGAAAGTCATTGACAACATTTTTAAATATAGATTTAAGAGCCTTTACAGGCTCTTTTTTATTATTGATTATCCTTTCTAGTGTGATACAATAGATATGTAAATCATCCAAATTTCAATTATGTCTTGTTATCTTGCAACTAATGACGCTATTAATTTAATAGTTACCTATTGGTTAGAAGAAACTCAAAGTCACTTAGATAATAGAACTAAGTTTGATTGTTTAGAGTTTAGAAGGTCTGAAACTAAAAGTAGTTTTATAGCTAGGCAAGATATTTCTGATATTCACAATGAATGTAAGATTAAAAGTGAGGACATACCGCAATTATTAGTTGATCACATGGTATCTGCTAATAAAAAATCACTAGATGTTAGGTATGGTGATCCTCTTATGTGGAAAGGATGTGAAAATTATAAGTATAAAAAATCAGAGTTTGCTTTTGATGCTTCTAATGTATCGGTATTGATGGCGAATGATATTAATATTGATTTTTTAAAAGTAGCTTCAATTACTAAGGATTTTATGACTCAGTGTTCACATAGTTCTGAGTTTAGAAGTTCACTTGCTTACATTCTTTGTAATGAAGTTTTATTGAATGTTTTGAATAAGGTAATAAAGCAAGGTTTAAAAGGTGAGGAGTATAAGTTTAATTGTTGTGATTTTGAGGATAGAAAAATCTATAACGAACTTGTTAGGATAGTATAAAAGGTCAGTTACTACATTTTAAAATATAGATTTTAAGGGACTTTTTACAGTCCCTTTTTTATTTGCGTGTCTGTTCTACTGTGTTACAATAGAATAGTAAATTCATCCACAATTTCAAATGATTTCTAAACTTGCTGAGTCTCTACCTGCTGGCGCATCTGTTGTATTTGCTAAGCACTACAGAGACCAACCCAACAAAGTAAAATTTATTGCTGACTTTTCCAACTGCCAACAGGTCACAGTGTCTATTCAGAAGTGGTTCACAGATGTTTTAGTAAGTTCTACTGGAACTATTGAGTACACCAAAACTAGTGGAACGACCGCAACAATTATCTCTAGTTTTTAAGTCTCTCTACCGTACTAACTCTGTAAATTACTTATGAACTACCAACAAAGAACACAAAGAAGGCAAGCCACAGGCAGAAAAGAGAATATTATGCTGTCTAGTATGGTAATTCTATCTGTTCTATTCTTTGGCGTATGTTCTTACTCATTCCATATCGAAGATCAGCAACACCTGAAAAGATGTCTGGAACGTGAGAGCAGTTCCTATTGTTATAAAACTATCTACGGTTGATTAACTACTAAAATTTTTTATATCCCCACCTCACAAGTGGGGATTTTTTAATGTCTGCAATTATTTTTACTAAACTACTACAATAGTTAGACGACCCGTTTATAAAGACAGTCGTGTAGACGTATGTTGTCGAGGTAGCTATGTCATTACTGTACTACATAACTACAGTAGAGTAGACATGGGGGGTATGACTCGAAAATGTCGCCAACTTTTTCAAACCCCCCACTACTTAAATATATTTTGGTGAATAAGTTTCTTATGTACTACATACTTATACTACACTAACGTTCCATATCTGTCAATATTCTTGCAATTAATTTGTCTTTTGACAGATGAGTTCTAGTTCCCGCAAGGACTCCCAGTTGTTTACACGTTAAGTACCTTAAAAATTTGTAGTATCCTTGTAGGGGGGCAGGAGAGCGATAAACAAAAGGCTCACCCAATAGGTCCAAAAATTTGCGTATCAATTCTTTGGTTCTACCTGAATCGATAATTGTGGAGCGTTGATATTTACGTTTTCCACACTTTCCCCAATCACTCTCCCCAACGAATCCAGCACCTGAGCAGCAGTCTGCAACTGTCCTTTCCTCACAGCCTTTTCAAAAAGCCTAATCCTCATTGCTTGCAATCTAGGCAACAAGTTCTCCCTGTCAGTCTCCCAGTCCTCATTATTCCACTGCTTCACCTTCCTCCAATCTGCCCAAGCAGTATCCCGACTAATCCCTTCCTTCGCCTGATGATCCAAAACTAACTGTCTCACAGTTAAACCCTCTAACTGCCTCCTATACAACTTTTGTCTCCTAGCCTCCACAACAGCATCAGTCCTCCTACCAACAGCCTCATTTTCTTTCCCTGGAACGCAAAACTGTCCGTTTTTATTACGAATAACAGAATCAGTCACGGACTAATCCAATAACAATATTTAAATGATAACGTCAAAACACCGATTTAGTCTAATTTATAAGTGTATTAACCAACTAAAACTGTTAGTCTGTACTACATGACTACAAAAACAGTACCTTTAAGTTTACGTTGGGCACAGGGAGAAGTATTCAATAGCGAAAGTAGATTCCGTGTCCTAGTAGCTGGTCGCCGCTTCGGAAAATCATATCTTTCCTGCATCGAATTACTAAAAGCAGCAATAAACAGACCAGGAGAAACCTACTTTTACTGCGCTCCGACCTACCGTATGGCAAAAGACATCGCATGGAAAGAAATAAAACGCCTAGTCCCTAACGAGTGGATCAAAAATAAAAACGAAAGCGACCTAAAAATAGAACTCATCAACGATTCCACCATCGAACTCAAAGGAACAGAAAACGCAATGGCTCTTCGTGGTCGAAGTCTTGCTGGTGTAGTCCTAGACGAAGCAGCCTTCATGGATTCTGAAGTGTGGTTCGAGGTAATCCGTCCCGCCCTAGCCGACAAACAAGGCTGGACCCTCTTCATATCCACACCCGATGGAACCGCAAGCTGGTTCTACGATTTATGGTGCTACGTCCCCGAAGATGAAACAGGCGACTGGAAACGCTGGAGTTTTACTACAATAGAAGGGGGCAACGTACCAGCAGACGAAGTACAAGCTGCCCGTGCCCAACTAGACGAACGCACATTTCGCCAAGAATTTGAAGCCAGCTTTGAAAATCTGACAGGTTTAGTCGCAGTTTCTTTCTCTGACGAAAACATCTCCCAAAAAGCAAAAGATATAAGCGTAGCTCCCATACTTTTAGGTGTTGACTTTAACGTTGACCCAATGTCAGCCGTATGCGCTGTTAAAGATTCGGATACATTGTATGTTTTTGACGAAATCACGCTCACAGGTGGGGCAACCACATGGGACTTTGCCGAAGAAGTCACCCGAAGATACGGCGTGGAACGCAGAATAGTGGCATGTCCTGATCCCACGGGCGGAGCAAGAAAAACTTCTGGAGTAGGAGCAACTGACCATAGTATTTTACGAAGAAGTGGTTTTAATGTTTCAAGTCCCCGTGCCCCTTGGAAAATAAGAGACAAAATAACAGCCGTTAACACTGCTTTACTGGATGCAAGCGGAGACAGAAGAACGTATATTCATCCAAGATGCAAGGAACTAATAAAATCTCTGAGAACTCTGACTTATGCACCAAACACAGGTTTACCTAATAAAAATCTTGGTGTTGATCACGCTTTTGACGCTTTCGGCTACCTATGTTTACAGCAGTTCAACTTGGCAAAACCTGAAACTTTAGGGCAGACTGGGTACAGAATTTACTAAAACCATGCCAACTGGAAAAGGAAGCTACGGAAGTAAAAAAGGAAGACCTAAAAAGAAAAAAGGGTTATATGCGAATATTGCGGCAAAAAAGAAACGTATTGCGGCTGGTAGTGGAGAAAAGATGAGAAAACCTGGAGATAAAGGTGCTCCAACTGCGTCAGATTTTAAGAAGTCGGAAAAAACAGCTAAAAAGAAGAAAAAATGACAGTTACAAGAGGTAAAGAAAAGTTTAGTGGGTATAACAAACCCAAAAGAACACCTGGTCATGCAACTAAGTCTCATGCAGTCTTAGCAAAGCAAGGAGATCAAGTAAAATTGATACGTTTTGGACAGCAAGGCGTTAGTGGTGCAGGAAAAAACCCACAAAGTGAGAAGGACAAAGCCAGAAAGAGGTCATTTAAGGCTAGACATGCAAAAAATATTGCAAAGGGTAAGATGAGTGCAGCATACTGGGCTGACAAAACTAAATGGTGACTTTATGGAACTAACAAAAGAACAGTTGGATGCAGTAGAAGCTGTGAAGGGAAAGAGAAATCCCGCTTTATGGGATTACAGATGCGAGCAATATATGGCTAAAAAACCAAAACCTTCTGCAAAAAGTACTGTAAAAGTAGACAGTACAAGTTAGACTATCAGCAATAGTCTATTTTTATTTTAGCTCATGGCTTTCTATCGTGGCGAAGAAGGCTCCGTTAAGTTCAAGAACGGATCAGGAACAACTGCTGCTATTGCTTCTACTACAGGATGGAGTCTTAGCATTTCAAAAGATACTTTAGATTGCACAGCACACGGAGCTACTGCTCGCAGCTATGTCGGATCTTTAATTTCTGGCAGTGGTTCTGTTGAATTTCTATATACAGCGAGTTCTGGAGATGAAACTGCTGAATTATTATCAGACGCTCTAACAACTGAAGATGCTGGAGATGCTCAATTTGAGCTTTTCTTAGATACTTCAGGTACTAAAAAAGTTAGTTTCTACGGTATTGTTACTAGCGTGGATATGGGAACAACAATAGGAGACTTACAGACAATTAGCGTAGGGTTCCAAACATCTGGAGCAATAACAAACGGTGCTTAATCTAGGGCTAACAACTAAAAGGAAAGAACTGTGACGTACTCCGTTCCTGGCCCAATTCGTACCAACGTAACCAGTTCTACTAGTGTAGGTGGTTCAGATAGTCCGTTTACTCGCACTCGTGCAGTAATGGACATGGTAAAGGGGTGGGAAATTATGAAAGCCGTCACAAATGGAACTGAATATTTAAGAGATAATTCAGAAGCTTTTCTTCCTCTTGAGCCACGGGAGGATTACACAGCTTATTTATCTAGAGTTAATCGAGCAGTATTTTCACCATATACGCAGCGATTAATCAGAGCAGCGACAGGTTTAATAATGAGAAAGCCTATTACTTTGATAGGTGATTCGTATTGGACAGATATATTTGCAAAAGATGTTGATGGATGCGGGTCAGATCTAGACGAATATGCAAGAAGGGTGCTTATTTGTTCTTTGACTTACGGTCAGAGTCATATTTTGGTCGATTACCCTGCTCCAACAGGGGCGTTAAGTCTGGCAGAAGAAAGAGCGCAAAATAGAAGACCATATTGGATAGAAATTGATCCAACAAACATTTATGGCTGGAGATTAGACAGAGAAGTTAATTATGGCAGCATGATACAGGTAAGAATTGCTGAAAAAGCAGTTGTACCTTCAGGAGAATTTGGTGAACAAGTATTTGATCAAGTTAGAGTAATTGAACCAGGGAAATTTAGTATTTATCGGAAGGTTTCACCTAAAAAAGACCTAATTAATCTGCAAGACACGACTTATGCAGGTAATTTTGATGGACCAGAAAATGAAAAAGACTATGAATTAGTTGATTCTGGAGCGTTTTCTTTAGGAGAAGTACCTTTAGTTAGTATTTATTCAGGTAAAACAGACACTTTAACTAGCAAACCACCGTTATTAGATATTGCGTACTTAAATTTGGCTCATTTTCAACGTCAAGCTGACTTAATTCATAGTTTGCACGTTGCGTCTCAACCAATGTTGGTACTAGAAGGGTGGGATGATCAAACAAAAGACACCACTATTAGTGTTAACTATGCGATGGCAACTCAACCAGGAAATAAAGTCTACTATGTAGAACCAGCCAGCAGTGCTTTTGAAGCTCAGACTAACGAAATACAAGAATTACAGCTTCAAATGGCGACTTTAGGAATTAGTACATTATCACAACAAAAGTTTGTTGCAGAATCAGCCGATGCAAGACGTTTAGACCGTGTAGATACAAATTCAATGCTTTCGATGGTTTCTCTAGAATTAGAGCAAAAGTTACAAAAAGTGTTCAATTTATCTGCCTCTTACTTAGGAATTGCACCTCCAGAAGTCAAGATTAGCCGTGATTTTGATATTGAAAGGCTTATTGGACAAGATATAACAGCTTTAACCTCTCTCTTCGACCAAAAAGTTATAGATAGGGAAGAATTCAGAGATATTTTAGTTCAAGGTGAAGTTCTTCCTGATGCAACAGAGACTGATTCTAATTAATACACTACAATAGTAGGGAAGAGCATTTATTTACTATGCCAATCGAAAAAATGAGGTTCGAGGACTTAAATCCTCCCGCTTGTCCACCAAAGCCACCAAAAAAGAAGCCTGTCGTAAAAACTGAGACAGTCGAGACACCTAAAGCACCTGTAACTGATTAATTATGATTGAAGAAAGAGTTATTCAGCAGGAGTCCGTGACTTCTGAAGAACAGCCCGTGGCTACCCCTGAAACTCCTACACCACCTGCTGCACCCGAAGTTCCTACTGTTCCTTTAGCTGAATTTGAAGCTTTAAAAGAGCAATTAGCGGAAAAAGAAAAAGCGTTCCAAAACGCTAAAAGTAAAATAGGTGAGTATTACGATGATCGTAAAAAAGCCTTAGAAGATCAGGGTATGTATAAGCCTCTTTGGGAAGACGCAAACAAAACAGCCCAAGAAAAAGACAGAAGAATAGCAGAACTAGAAAATGAGTTAAAAACGGCAAAAGAACAGAAGCAGATGGAGGCAACACGTACAACGGCTCTAGCTGCTTTAAGTAATGCTGGAGCGATTAATGCAGGTCAAACGTTATCACTTTTGCAAGATAAATTGCATAAAAGCAGTGATGGTAGAACTGTTATTTTAAATGGCGGTGTTGAACAAGATTTAGGTACTTACGTTAACAATTTGAAGAACCCTGGAAGTGGATGGGAACATCACTTTAAGGCTAGTAATGCGGCTGGCATGGGTGCAAAGCCAAGTCCAACATCTAATGTTGCTCCTGGGTCTGAAAACCCTTGGAAGACGGGCAATTTAACGCAACAAATGATATTATCTAATCAAGACCCTGATTTAGCAGCCGTGCTGCAAAAAGAGGCATCTCAGTAACATCTAAGAATCCGTGATTTGATGATGTTATTTCTAAGTCCGTGACTTAGGCAAAGTAAACCGTAAATTTTAAAGAGGCCACATGGCTGCTCCTTTTCAGAATTACTCTGGCGGTGTTCTCTTAGCAGACATCGTAAAAAGAAATAATTTGGCTCGCTATGTCCAAGAGGCAATTAAAGAGCGTAGCCAATTCGTTAAAAGTGGTGCTGTTGTAAGAAACAGTTTCCTTGATTCCAAGGAAGGTGGTACACGCATCCAAGTTCCTGAGTTCAACCCTGTAGCACCAACTGAAGAGGTGATGACTGGGGCGGCCAACTGGGGAACCTCAACTGCTGGTTACTTAACACCACAGAAGATCGGTACAGCAACCCAGATTGCAACAATCATCCACAGAGGTTTCGCATACGCTGTAGATGACATGGCTGTCTTGGCTGCTGGCGAAGATCCAATGTTGGCTATCCGTAATCAGTTAGCTGATGCAATCAACAAGTTAAACAACGCTCGTTTGTTCTCACAACTTGCTGGTTTATTCGGTACTGCTCTTGCAGGTAACGCACTTGACGTTGCGAAAGCTGCTGGTTCAGGTGCTGGTGAAGCTAACTATTTAACAGCTTCTACTATTGCCCAAGCTCGTAATAAGTTGGGTGAGCGTGGTGAAGAGCCAGATATTTTGGTTGTTCATCCATCAGTTGCTTACTACCTATATCAGGTAGGAATGTTAACTTTCTCTACTTCTGCACTTTCAACTGGAACAGGTGTCCAGTGGGGTGGCGGCGGAGTTGGAATCGGTGCTAAAGAAGTTGGTCAATTTGCTGGCTGTAAAGTCATCGTTGACGAAGCTGTTAACACTGTTGCTCCTGGTTCCACAGGTCACATCACTGAGTACTACTGCTACCTACTCAAAGGCGGCACAATTATGGAAGGTGTTCAGCAGGATCTTCGGATAGAGGCTGATAGGAACATCTTATCGAAACAAAATGTACTTTCTGTTGACTACCACACTGCGTATCACGTAATGGGTACTAAGTGGACTGATGCTAGTGACAACCCGACCAATGCAAACTTAGCTACTGCTAACAAGTGGTCTGCTACTTATGACATTGATTTGATCCCTGCTGTTCAGATCACAGTTAACACACCATTAGACACAACAACCATCTCTTGATTTATAATTAAATCAATAGGGAATGGAATAAACCCTCATCATTTATTTGGTGGGGGTTTTTTATGACGCTACAATATAAGGGAAATGTATTCTAGGGATTGTGGCTGCAACTATCGTTGCCACGTTGAAGTCAGCAACAGCTAATAGCTATGTGACTTTAGCTGAAGCAAACACTTATTTTGAAACCGTTCCAGATTCAACTACTTGGGACAATAAAACTGACGACCAGAAAAATAGAGCTTTAATATCTGCTACTAGATGGATTGATAGTCTTAATTTTTACGGTGATCGTTGTGACGAGTCTCAATCATTAAAATGGCCTAGAAATAACTACGAAATAGATAATGTTGAGCTTGCTTGTACCGCAATTCCAAACAGTATTAAGTATGCACAGTATGAACTAGCAAGATCATTAGCAAACGAGACAGATGCAATAACTGGTAACAAAGGTACTGACGGAACTTACGAAGAGGTCAAGATAGGGGATATGGAGGTTAAATACAACACCGATAGTCAAGGTGTTGGAACGATTAACAATGTTTTTGACGTTTATCCTTGGTTGCAGTCCTATCTTGGTGCTTATTGTCTTGGTGGAAGTGGCAGCTATCAAGTTCGGGTAGTTAGAGGTTAATCATGGCTGGAGCATTAGACACAGCATTTAAAGCAATCGCAAAACAGGTTGTATCTGACCTCGGAAAATCTCTAGATACAAGTGTTACATACACTCGTAAAGTTATGGGTACATACAACACGGCAACGGGAAGTGTTAAGGCTGTTAAAACAGACTATGCAATAAAAGTACCTGTCGAGTTTGTTAACTCCAATGAGGAAGCTGGTTATCAAGAAAATACAGCTAGGTTATACATCACACCTGATTTGATAGGAGACAACCAACCTCTTCTTCAAGATGAAATTACTTTAAATTTTTCTGGTTCTGCGAGAATTGCAAAAATAACGAGTATAAGGACACTTAAGGGCGGTCAGGAGTATCTTTTCCGTATAGACGTGGTTTTCTAATGACTTTAGTTAATGCTAGGGCAGCCCTAGAAGCTGCTATAAAAACCTCTTTAAAAGAGAATCAACCGAGAGTTACAGTAGTATTCGACAATACTCCTTTTACAACTCCAGGCAGAACAAAAAAGTACGTTCTTGTAAGTATAGACTTCGATAATTCTACTTACCAACCTCAAGGGGCAGCACAAACCTACTACAGTGGTAGTGTAACTTGTGGAATAATGACTCCCAAAGATACTGGAACTGCTGAGTCTTCTGCTGTATCTCAAGCTGTCATAGACGGTCTAATTTCTATAAATGCTTCTACTTACGAAGACACATACTCTGTTTCTCCCCGTGTCTCAGAAATATCTGGACCGTCTTTTGTTAACAACGAAAATAACAGCCATTATTTAAGTACAGTTAACTGTAGCTTTACAGCCAATGCCTAGAAAAAAGAGTTTAAATAGTCTTGCTAATGATATAGAAACTGCTGTAAGACAAGCAAGAACAGAGGCGACAAAAGAGATCGTTCATACTTTGCAAGATAAAGGACCGTGGTGGACAGGTAGCTTTGCTAAGAGTTGGGTAGTTAGTACTGCACCAGTTCAAGGAGGTGAGATAGAGAGAGATCCCAATCCTCCTTTCTGGGATAAAGAAGCCATTCAAGCGGCTCGCAGACCTAGAAGAAGAGAAAGACCTGAGTTCTCTGTAGTGCCTATAGCTCAAACTTTGTATATAGGTAACGCTTCTGAATACGCTTTATTTGCAACAGGTTTCTGGGGAGAAAAGATCCATCATTTTCAAAATATAATGGATACTAGGGGTAAAAAAGTAACGTATGCTCAACATGGTAGGACTGCAAACTTAACTCCAAAAATAAACCCAAAACCTAGTTGGTACAGGATTTATTTGAACGATACACAGTACTTAATGAGAGATATTAATAGAGCTTTCCGTTCCAAAAAATTTGTTATACGGAAGACAGATAGAAAGACAACGTTTAAGAGTAAGAACTATACGGGAAATGTAGGTAGTTCAGGTCAGTCTTACAATTACCAACCAAGAGCTTATTTAGACTTATAGGTTATACTACAAGAGTACATACAGATTTACATGGCTGCTGAACGTGCTATAGACAAGCTGAAAAAAGCTTACAATGTCGAAAATCGTAGTAGTTACGCTATTTATAAGGGAGAAGAACTGGTACTAAAAATATTTTGGTCCCCTATAACTATCGCTGATAGAGACAAGATAAATACCACACTAAGAGCGATGGGTAAAGGAGATGAGGAAGGAACTCTTGACTTTGCTCTTCAAGTAATTATCGAAAAAGCACAAGATAGTGCAGGTAAAAGTTTATTTACGGAAGCAGACAGACCAGCTTTAAGAAGAGAAGTTCCTCTAAGTGTTCTGCTAGACATCATGGCTAAGATGCAAGATCTGGGGGATGAGGTTGACCCAGATGCGGTAAAAAGCACAACTGGAGAAGAATAGTTACCTCTATCTCCAATTTGCAATAGCTGAAAAACTAGGCAAAACGCATAAAGAAATAGCAACTACGATGACAACAGAAGAGCTATACGCATGGAGCGCATATCTTGAATTAAAAGGTGAAAGAGAAGAAAAAGCATACGAAGATGCTCGAAGAAAGTCTCAATACAAGAACGTACGCTAAACTAATACTATTAATTGGGTGATCTAGTGGCAGACGGAGGAGCAACCTATACCGTAAATATTGAGTTAGCTACTCGTCAGTTCAGTCAGGACTTACGAAACTTAAAAAATAAGATAAAGAATGAACTAGGAAAAACTGTAAAAGTAGCAACTGGTGGAACGGGAGGAGGAGCAGTAGCCAGAGAAAAAGCTAAAGCTATACGTGAGCAAAGACAACAAGACGTAGAAGATAGAAGAAAAGCTTATGCAACGGATAAAAAGAACGCTCAACTATCTAAACAAGGACAGCTAGTTAGACAAGTTAATGCTTTAGCTTCCTACGGTTTAAATGTTGCTAGTAAAAGAAAGAAATTAGAAGATATACACGACTTAGCGAATCAAAAACAGTTTCAAAAAGCAGATGAAAAAATAAAACAATTAACCAAAGAGATAGAAGCGGAAAATAAAATACTCGATACGATAATCAAACAAGGTGTAGAAAAAGATAAACAAGTAAAGCAAAGAATAGAGCAAGCAAGAAAGCTGGAAAATAGACAACGAAAAGGGCCACATGGTCAGAGGATGTACGGCCCTGTAGATTCACTAGGCAACCCTATTTATACAGGTAGAGGACCGAAACCTCCAGCAATACCAAAGTCAGGGGCTTCTTTACCTATAGATCTCCAACGTAAAACATCTGGTACGTTTGCAGCAAAACATACCGATCTTCTTAGACGAAGACAGGTACTAGAAACGTTACTCTCTTCTTTTGATGGAATAAATACTCCTGAAATAAACAGATTTAAAAACGGAATACAGGGTCTTGTAAAGCAGTATGGAGCAATATCTACCTCAATGGGACAGACACGAAATGCTTCTGGTTTCGGTAATGCTGGAAATATAGCCAGAGAATTAGAGCTTCTAGAGCTATCTACTAAGAAGGAGGAGTACAGAGCTAGAAATATAAAGACAATGAATCAAACTGAAGCAAAAGCTTTTAGAACAAAAGAAGCTTTCTTAAATAAAGAGCATAGTATCAAGAAAACGTTATTCCGTTTACAAAAGAAAGGTTTAGCCACAACTAACTTTGAATTAAAACTTGAAAAAGCTATTACTGCACAGGATCAAGAGCAGTTAAATAACTTGGCTAGAGAAGTAGATATGGCTAATGCAAAAGCAACTAGAGCTACTAAAAAAGCAAGCGGTTCAGTAGGTGGAGGAGTTACTAGCGGCGGCGGAACCAGTGCAGCTAAAGGAGGTGGAGGAAAATTAGGAAGAATAGCTCAAAGTGCCATGATTAGTGGTGGTTTTCCCCTCTTATTTGGTCAAAGTGCTGGAGTGGCAGGTGCTAGTGCTGTTGGTGCTGGAATAGGAGAGGCATTAACCCCTGGAGGTGGTTTTGCTGGAGGTATAATTACATCTGCTCTTGCTTCTAAAGTAGCGGAAGCTATACAGTTTCGTAAGGAAATAGATAAGGTTAACAAATCTATATTGGCAGCAGGGGGTTCTTCTGTATTTACTGCTCAGGATATTAGACAATTAGGTAAGAGTTTGAATATGACAAAAGAAGAAGCTCTTAATGCCGCTAAGAGTTTTGCTGCTTTTGATGCTTCGGTTAGAAAGTCTCTTCTCGTAGCTTTTGGAGATGAAGCTACTTTTAACTTAGTAAAGGGTTTAAAGACTAATAAGCAGTTAGTTACAGATATACAGGCTGCTGAAGGGAAGATAGGTAGAAGTAAAGCTGATCAACTTTTAAATCTAATAAAGACAGAAGGAAGTTTAAAAGTACAGAAAAAACTACAAGACGCTATTTTAGAGGTTCAGAAGAAGAATGTAACAGGAACAAAGGATCAAGTTAGTAATTTTGACAAATTTATGTCTGTAGGTAAGACGATTAACAGACTACCTATATTAAGGAGATTTACTGGATTAGAGCCAGGTAAGGGTAAATTTGGTGCTGTTTCTGGAGAAGACATAAGAGATAAACGAATGGAAGATCTACTGGGTACTAGTCAACAAGACGCAGCTAGACAGTTAGGAGAAGAGCTAAATAGAGCATTTAGGCTGGAGTTAATTACAAATATTGCAACTGTCAGAGACGAGATAGAGATGATGCAGACTCCTTTGTTTAGGTTGACGCAGACAGCACAAGTAGTTGGTGATGCTTTCGGAGAGTCGTTTAGAGGAATAGTCAGTGGTTCGATGTCAGCCCGACAAGCATTAGGGAACTTATTCCAAAGAACAGCAGATATGTTCTTAGACATGGCTGCGAAAATGATTGCAAAACAAATACAGATGAAAATATTAGGAATAGGTCTTCAATGGTTTGGAAATGTAAATCAAACTAGTGGTTTTACGGGAAGAGGGTCTACTGGTACAGATTTTAAGGGCAGAGATTTTGATGATTGGGAGGCACAGTCTTGGGGAACTAGAGCAACAGGTGGCCCAGTATCAAGGGGAAATCCTTATGTTGTCGGAGAAAGAGGTCCGGAATTATTTGTTCCAGGTTCTAGCGGTAATATTGTTCCTAATAACGCAATGGGAGGAGCAAATATTGTTGTTAACGTAGATGCTTCTGGTTCAGAAGTTCAAGGCAATGAAGGACAAGCCGCTATGCTAGGGAGAGCAATTTCATCAGCCGTGACAGAAGAAATTGCAAGACAAAAAAGACCTGGAGGACTCCTTTCTGCAGCGTAAATTATGGCAACTTTTCCTTCTATATCTTCTGCTTACGGTGTTACAAAAACATCGCAACCTAATACAAGAACGACTCAATTTGGAGATGGATATCAAGCAAGGATTCAGTTTGGTATGAATCAAAATCCGAAAGTTTATAGACTTACTTTTAATGTTTCTGAAACTGACTCAGACACTATCGAAACATTTTTAGATGCAAGAGCTAGTGATTCTGATTGCTTTACTTGGACACCACCTGGAGAAAGTTCATCAGGTAAATATATATGTCCCTCTTGGACTAAAACTATTCCATACCTAAATAGAGCAACTATAAGAGCAACATTTCAAGAGGTTTTTGAAGCGTAATGGCTGTACCTGTTAGTGAATTACAGAAGGCAAACCCTAGTGCAATTATTGAGCTTTTTATTCTTGAGTTAAGTTCAGTAATTCATGGAGCTAGTACTGTATATCGTTTTCATGCTGGAGCAAGTCAAAATGCAAATGGAAGTATTGTTTTTGCTGGTCAAGCCTATACAAAAATGCCTATAGAAGCGGAGGGGTTTGAGTACAACGGCAAGCAACTACCAAGACCAAGACTTAGAATTAGTAATATTTTAGGAACAATTACAACGTTACTTTTAACGCTACCTATGGGATTAGAAGGGGCAAAAGTAACAAGAAGAAGAACGCTTTTAAGATATTTAGATGCTGCTAATTTTTCTGGTGGTAATAGTCCTTACACTCCTGATAGTTCTGCCTTATTCCCAGATGAGATTTATGTAATTGATCGTAAATCAGTAGAAACAAGAGAGATTGTTGAGTTTGAACTGGCTGCAAAAATAGATGTTATGGGTGTTCGTTTACCAAAAAGACAAGTATTGCCTACTGAGTTTCCTGGCATTGGATCGTTCTATTCTTAATGACTTGGAAAGATAAAGCTTTAGCTCACGCAAAAGGAGAAGATCCTTACGAATCTTGTGGTTTATTAGTTGTTACTAAAGGGAAAGAAAAGTATTTTTCCTGTAAGAACTTGGCAGACAAGCCAAAAGATATGTTTATTATTGACCCAGAAGATTGGGCAAAAGCAGAAGATACAGGAGAAATAACAGCCATTATCCATAGCCATCCAGTAACTTCACCAGAACTGTCTATGGCAGATAAGGTTGCTTGTGAAAAAACAAAACTCAAATGGTATGTAGTGCAACCAAACTTAGAACAATGGGTTGAGTACGAACCATGTGGCTATATAGCACCTTTGATAGGTAGAAAATGGGTATGGGGTGTTAACGATTGCTGGTCTTTATGCCGTGATTACTATAAAGAGAAATTAGATATAGATTTAAAGGATTGGGATAGACCTATAAGTTCAGATGAGTTTATAAAAGATCCTTGTTTTGATCGTTGTTTTGCTGATACAGGCTTTAGAGAATTACGACCTGACGAAGAGTTACAGAAGAATGATTTATTGTTAATGAGTATGCGATCTCCTGGTTTGAATCACATAGGCTTGTACCTCGGAGGACAAATGGTTTTACATCATTTACAGAGTCGTTTGTCGAGTCGTGATTTATTAGACGAATGGCTACTAAAATGTATAGGAAAGAGGATTCGTTATGAGTTTGCGTAAAATAAAACTATACGGCGAATTAGCTAAATTCGTAGGGGAACGTGTCTTAGAAGCAGAAGTAAATAATGTAGCTCAAGTAATGAGATTCTTGTGCGTTAACTTTAAAGGAATAGAAAAACACATGTTTGATCAGCAATATAAAGTTTCGGCTGGCAGTTGGGAGTTATCAGAAGAAGAATTGAATTATCCAACAGGGCAGAGTGATATTTCTATTGTCCCTGTTGTTGGTGGGGCTGGGGGTAATGTAGGAAAAATAATACTAGGTGCTGCTTTGATTACGGCTGCTGTAATGCTTCCAGGTTCAACTGCTGTTTTTGGAGCTGGTGGTGGCCTTGGCTTTGGTGCTGCAACTGCTGGTACTTTTTCTGCTTATGCACTGGCTGGAAATATTGGTATTGGTTTGGTTCTTAGTGGGATAGCTGGATTATTAACGCCTGTTCCAACTGTCCCTTCTTCAGAGCAAGATCCAAGGCGAAGTTTTAGTTTTAGTGGAATACAAAATACAAGTCGTGCGGGCGTTGCTGTTCCTATCGTCTATGGTTCAGAAGTATTAGTTGGTTCTGTCGTTATTTCAGCGGCAATTGACACACAACAAATCGAGGTAGAAGCATGACAAATTTAGTTATTGGTTCGGGTGGTGGTGGCGGTAAAGGCGGCGGTGGCGGTGGCTCAACTTCCACAGCGAAAGATAACCTTGAATCTAAACAATTTGGTCGTGTTCTTGATCTTCTTTCAGAAGGTGAAATTGGTGGTTTAGTAGACGGTGCGAAATCAATATTTTTAAACGATACACCTTTGCAAAATGCAAACGGTACTTTTAACTTTAAGGATGTTTCGTATGCAGAAAGAACAGGCACATCGTCTCAAACAGTTATACCTTTAACTGAAAATACTTCAACTGTAGTGAATACAGGTTTTTCTACTGTTAACAAAGCTACACCAAAGATAGTACAAATAACTGCATCGGACCCCGCTATTGATGCAGTAAAAGTAACAATATCTGTACCACAATTACAAAAAATTACTGATGATGGTGATATTGAAGGGAGTGAAATTGATTTAGAAATTGCTGTTCAATATTCAGGGGGTAGTTATCAAACTAAAGTATCTGGTGATAATGGGAAAATAAAAGGTAGAACAGGTGATTTGTATCAACGAGATTATGTGTTGAAACTAGATGGTGCTTTCCCTGTCGATATAAAAGTTACAAGAATTACAGATGATTCAACCGACCCAAAGTTAACAAACGCATTTCAATGGAATACCTACACTAAAATTATTTATGATCCAAGAGCTTATTTAAATTCTGCATTAGTTGGTCTAAGACTTGATGCAGAACAATTTACAAGCATCCCTAAAAGAACATATTTAATCAAGGGGATAAAAGTTAAAGTTCCTCATAATGCAACTGTTAGAGCTGATGGAAGTCTTGCTTATTCAGGAACATTTAATGGAACATTAGGGGCAGCAGTCGTCACAAACGATCCAGCATGGATTTTATTCGATTTGTTAACAACTTACAGATATGGTTTGGGTGTTGATACAACGAGTGGAACAGGTTCAACTAATACAGGTTACTTAGCCGAAGCCGACTTAGATAAATTTTCTTTTTATGCCGCTAGTGTTTACGCTAGTGCTTTAATTAGTAATGGAGCTGGAGGAACTGAACCTCGTTTTGCCTGCAATGTAAATATACAAACAGCACAAGAAGCTTATACAGTAATTAATCAATTATGTTCCGTATTTAGAGCGCAAGCTTATTGGCAAGCGGGTTCAGTTGCGTTAACACAAGATGCTCCACAAGACACAAGTTATTTATTTAGTATTGCGAATGTTTTAGAGCCAGGTTTTACATATCAAACAAGTAGTCAAAAGAATAGAGCTACTGTTGCCGTTGTTAGATACTTTGATAATGAATTAAGAGATTATGCTTATGAGGAAGTAGAAAGCACCACTAATATTGCTAAATACGGGTCAATTGTTAGGAACATTGATGCTTTTGCTTGTACGAGTAGAGGTCAAGCCCGAAGATTAGGAGAATGGCTTTTATATACAGAAAATAATGAACGTGAGACGTGTTCTTTTGTTACTTCTATAGATGCAGGTGTTGTATGTAGGCCAGGTCAAGTCATAGAAATAGCTGATGAAATGAGGGCAGGTTCTAGGAAATCAGGAAGGATAAAAAGTGCAACAACTACAGCTATCACAGTCGATGATGCAACAGGTTTAGTAGCTTCTAATAGTCCTACTCTTTCAGCTATTCTTTCAGATGGTTCGGTTGAAACTAAACCTATAGGGAGTATTTCATCTAATGTTATTAGTTTAAATTCTGGTTTTTCTTCTGCGCCTAATGCAAATACATTATGGATTTATCAAAATTCAAGCATACAAACTTCTACTTGGCGTGTTGTATCAGTAGAAGAACAAGATGGTATTAATTATGCTGTAACTGCTGTTTCTTATAATTCTTCTAAATATTCAAATATTGAAAGTGGAATATCATTAACTACACGAAATGTTACGAACTTAAATGTAGCTCCTTCTACCCCTGCGGGAATTGAAACAACAGAGTTGATTTATGAAAATTTAGGAAATGCAAGGGTAAAAATTATAGTTTCGTGGACAAATGACACCGCTAATGGATATGTTCGATTTAGATATAACAACAATGATTGGCAATCAAGAACCGCAGAAAAGACTAAGCAAATTGAGATATTAGATGTTGTTGCTGGGACTTATGAGATAGAAGTTTATAGCGTTAGTGCATCAGGTTTAAGATCAGTAAATCCAGCTACTAAAACACATACAGCGATAGGAAAAACAGCACCTCCAACTGATGTTACTGGTGTCACTTTGACTCCTATAGATCAAGACAGAGGTTTACTCCAGTGGGATCAAAGTACTGAAAAAGATGTACTAATTGGTGGGAAAGTTTTAATTGCACAATCCACAAGCGGCTCAGCTAGATGGGCTGATGCAACTACTATTTTAGAAAAAGATGGAAACACTACTAGTGCAGAAGTACCTTTACTACCTGGATTAAATGCGTACTTGATTAAATTTAAAGACGATGGAGGCCGTATCTCTACTGGTCCTTCTTCAAACTTGATAGCCGACTGGGATGCAACAAAAGCGACTGTTGTAATGCCTTCTGTTACTGATCGTTTATTTGTTCAATTTGTTGACGAACATACAGCTAATTTTGCAGGTAGCAAAACAAATACAGCATATGATTCAACTTTAGATTCTTTAAGATTGTCGGTTTCTAGTAATGAAACTGCTGCTAGCGGACAATATGTTTTTGCTAATTCTGTGGATTTAACTCAGATTTATGACGTGAATTTAAAGAGAGAGTTAGTTAGTTTTATGTTTGATGATGAAAGTTTATGGGATAGTAAAACTGCTTTGATTAATACTTGGGGTTTAATAGACGATGAGGTTGCTTTAACTTCTAGTGATTGCAATGCTGTCGTTGAATATAGAGCAACAAATGATAACCCTAGTTCATCACCAACTTGGGGTAATTGGCAACAGATAGTGAATGGTTTGGTAAGGGCTAGAGGTTTGCAGTTTAGAGCTAAATTAACAAGTACAAATGTTGATCAAAATATCGCTATTAGAAGACTTGGCGTTACTCTTGAACTTCAACATAGAACTGAAAGCATTACTAATGCAGTAACAACAAGTTCAGGACCATATCAAATTAATTTTGCTCATGGTTTTTATGAACCGCCTAGCGTTTTTGTTACGCAAGTGGCACTCAATCGAGAGGACGGCGATTATTTTGAAATAGATAATATTACTCGCACAGGTTTTGAAGTAACATTTAAGAATACAGCTAATGACAGTAGCTATGCTCGATCATTTGTTTGGGGAGCTTCTGGCTTTGGTAATCAGGTATCAGTATGACTAATCTAAGAGATTACACTATCGACAATGTAAGTGGGTCTGTATTTAGAACAGAACTAAATCAGATTTTAGGAGATATACAAACTACTAATTCAGGACCAGCAGCACCAACAACAACGATTGCTTACAAACTCTGGGTTGATACGACTAACAACAAATTAAAAATTAGAAATAGTGCCAATAATGGATGGATAACACTAGGTTCATTATCTGAAAATCTTGGTTTAGCACCTGCTGAAGATCCAAACTTTACAGGTAAATCAATTACCTTGCCTGCGGGAAATGATGCTAATAGACCTAGTGGAGGTGCTTTAAGTCAGGGTGATCTTAGATTAAATACACAGAGTACTAATCATCTTGAGTTTTATTCTGGTGCGGCTTGGTTAGCGTTAGCTAGTGGAGCAAAATTTGAAGCTTTTGGAAACGATATTACTGTTGCTAGTGGACACGCACAGCAAAAAACAGGCTCAACGACAACGCATACGTTTACTCCTGAAGCTGGAAAATCAAACTTCTTAGTAATTTGCACAGGTGGTGGGGGCGGAGCTGGTGGAGTCAGAGCGCATGACAGTAACTATTGGGGAAGTCCAGGCGGCGGCGGTGCTGGAACAGCAATTCGTTTTTATAACAAAACAGAAATGGGTGCTTATGCTGATTGTACAGTTGGAAAAGGTGGAGCTGAAACTACGAACTATAACACTACGGCTAATGATGGAGAGGACAGTGTGTTTGATCCTGCGGGTACTGGTGTAACTATCACTGGTAAGGCTGGTACAAAAGCCGCAGGTGCTTATATGAGCAGTGCAGCCTCTTCAGACATGGGTAGACCTGGGTGGCCTGCAACAGGAGAGAATGGAATGATAAACATATACGGAGAGAAAGCAGAATTTCAGACTATTAATAACTACACAGGTGCTACAGCTAGTGGAATAGCTGCAGTTGACATGAGGTCTTCAGGTGGTGGTACTTTTTGGGGTAAAGGACCAGGCTGCGGCGGTGATGGAGCTTGGAGCAACTCAAATGCTAAAGGGCCAGAAGGAGTAAAAGGAATTATTGTTGTCCTTAGTTGGTAAAACTTTTTAGATACAGGATATTGTTGTAGGTATTGTTAAAATATAGAAAACTTTTAGGACAATGGCGATAGCACCTAAAACTTATGATTTTACTATCCAACGGAGGTCAGATCATACGTTTGGCGTTAGTCTCGAAGATTCGGGCAACAATGCTGTTAATTTAACTGGGTACACAATAACTTCTCAAATCTGGAACCCTGAAAGAACCTCTAAAGCAGCAGATGTCACTATTGATATAACAAGCGTAACGGGAGGTACTTTCAACTGGACCGTTTCTGATACGCAAACAGCACAGTTTACTGCTGATGAGTATAGATATGATATTTTACTCAGTCATAGTTCAGGGCTGAAAGAATATTGGTTAGAAGGTATCATTTATATGGATGAAGGTTATACAGCCTAATTTTTGCTTGTCACCCTGTTAATTAAGAGTCTTCCATGTCAAACTCCGTAGTTAAGATTACGACCCAAGGTCCACAGGGACCAGCAGGACCAACCGGATCGCAAGGTCCGACAGGTTCTCAAGGACCAGCGGGAGCTACGGGTGCGACAGGTCCACAGGGAAACACAGGACCGCAAGGTCCAACGGGGCCAACGGGACCGCAAGGTCCAGCAGGAGCTACTGGAAGCACTGGCCCACAAGGTACTCAAGGAGATAAGGGGGATACAGGTGACACGGGTGCAACAGGAGCGCAGGGTCCGCAAGGAATCCAAGGAGCGACTGGAAATACAGGTGCTACAGGAGCTTTTGGTGGTGCGACTTTTGATTATACCTTTGATACTTCTACTGCTGATAGTGATCCAGGTACAGGTAAAGCAAGATTTAACAACGCAAATATTTCATCGGCTACTCTTTTATACATAGACGATACTGATGACGGTGGAACAGATGTCCAAGCTTATTTACGGACAATTGATGATTCTACTTCGACAATAAAAGGGCATTTTAAAGTATCAAATAAAACTGATCCTAACGACTTTGCACTGTTTACAATTTCAGCGGCAACTGAAGCCACTGGATACCACAAAGTAACTTGTGCTTATGTTTCTGGTTCGACTTCTTTTAGTGCAAGTGAAGATATTGTTTTAACTTTTGCGAGAACTGGAGACAAAGGCGATACAGGATCAACAGGGGCAGCCGCAACCGTAGCGGTCGGTAGCACAAGTACAGGAAGTGCAGGTTCTAATGCTTCTGTAACAAACAGTGGTTCGTCTAGCGCAGCAACATTTGACTTTACAATTCCTAGAGGAGATACAGGAGCTACTGGACCACAAGGAATCCAAGGTACAACTGGTGCCACAGGTTCTCAAGGTATTCAAGGTGCTACAGGTTCCACAGGTTCTACTGGTCCAGCAGGTGCTGACGGAAAAACAATCCTAAATGGCTCTGGTGTCCCTGGCTCAGGACTTGGAGTTGATGGAGATTTCTATATAGATACAACAAATGATCAAATATACGGTCCAAAAGCTAGTGGTGCATGGGGAAGTGCTACTTCTTATTTACAAGGAGCAACTGGAGCAACTGGTCCTCAAGGTCCGCAAGGTAATACTGGTGCGACTGGTTCTCAAGGTGCAACTGGAGCGACTGGTCCTGCTGGTCAAGACGGCTTAGGGCTTACCAGTGGAGATAAAGGAGATATTGTTGTTTCGGGATCAGGTAACAACACATGGACTATTGATAGCGGTGTTGTAACAAATTCAAAAATAGCTGACGATACAATTGCAGAGGCTAAGTTAGATATTCATGCAGCTCCAAGTGGTACTAACAAGTTTTTAGGTTATACATCTAATGGTATGGAGTGGGCAGTACCTCCAGATACCAACACTACATACAGTGTTCAAGACGGAGAATTATCTCAAAATAATTTTACTGATGCGTTAAAAACAAAGCTTGACGGTATCGAAACTAGTGCAACAGCAGATCAGACAGGAGCAGAGATAAAAACAGCTTATGAAGCGGAATCAAATACCAATGCCTTTACAGATACAGAAAAATCAAAATTAGCAGCAATAGAGGTTTCTGCTACAGCGGATCAAACTGATGCTGAAATAAGAGCAGCAGTAGAAGCGGCTAGTGACTCCAACGTGTTTACTGATGCAGATCACAGTAAATTAAATGCTATTGAAGCGTCAGCTACTGCTGATCAAACAGGCGCGGAAATAAAAACAGCTTACGAGGCTGAAAGTGATACTAATGCTTTTACTAATGCATTAAAAAATAAGCTTGATGGTATTGCTGCAAGTGCAAATGTAGGAATTACAGACGTTGTTGGGGATACAACCCCACAATTGGGTGGCGACTTAGACGTTCAAACAAGCGAAATAAAAACGGCTACAAGTAACAGAAATATAAAACTGAATCCACATGGTTCAGGTGTTGTAGAAATTAAAGGTGACGGCAGTAGCAATGATGGAACGATCCAGCTTAATTGTTCTCAAAATAGTCACGGCATAAAAATAAAATCACCTGCCCATAGTGCTGGTGCAAGTTATACGATTACATTCCCAGATGATATTCAGAATGGTAAATATTTAACAACTGATGCTAGTGGAAACACTTCTTGGGGTACTCCTACAAATACAACTTATTCAGTACAGGACGGAGAACTTAGCCAGAACAACTTTACTAATACCTTAAAGACAAAACTTGATGGAATAGAAGCCAGTGCAACGGCTGATCAAACTGGTGCTGAAATTAAATCAGCTTACGAAGGTGAATCAAATACAAACGCATATACGGATGCAGAAAAAACAAAGTTATCAGGGATTGCTGCTTCTGCTAATAACTACGCTATCTCCGCTGATTTGCTTGATGAAGATAATATGGCGACAAACTCAGCGACTAAAGTTCCTAGTCAGCAGAGTGTAAAAGCATACGTTGATGCCAATAGTTCTGATACAACATATACGGCTGGAACAGGTCTTCAATTATCTGGAACGCAATTCTCAGTAACGTCTTTAGCCTTAACAACAGTTCAGGAGGCTGCAAACGAAAGTTCGCAATTAGGACTCACAACCCAAGAAGGTGACATTGTTGTTCGTACCGATGAGAACAAGTCTTATGTAAGAAACAGTGGATCGGCTGGAACGATGGCAGACTTTACGCTGCTTAGAACTCCAACTGATGCTGTTCTCTCTGTTAATGGAAATACTGGGGCAATATCAGCAGCACAAATAGCAGCGGCGGTTGAGGCGGCTTCAGATTCAAATACTTTTACGGACTCAGATCATTCAAAATTAAATGCAATAGAAGCAAGTGCTACCGCTGACCAGACAGGTGCTGAAATAAAGACTGCCTATGAAGCCGAGTCAGATACTAATGCTTATACAGATTCAGAAAAATCTAAATTAGCTGCCATTGAAGCATCAGCTACTGGAGATCAGACAAACGCAGAAATCAGGGCTGCCGTTGAAGCTGCTACTGATAGCAATGTTTTTACTGATGCAGATCATACAAAGCTAAACGCAATAGCCGCATCTGCTAATAATTACGCAATATCTGCTGATCTTCTAGATGAAGACAATATGGCAACAGACTCGGCTACGAAAGTACCTAGTCAACAGTCAGTCAAAGCTTTTTCATCTAATGCAGATAATTTAAGCTCAGGGACTGTTGCAATAGGACGTTTAGGAAGTTCTGGTACGGCAAGCTCATCAACTTTCTTAAGAGGTGACAATAGTTGGCAGACAGTTAGTGGGACAACAATCAATAACAACGCAAATAACCGACTTATTACTGGATCAGGAACGGCAAATACTTTAGAAGCAGAATCTACTCTTACTTTTAGCCCAGGAACAGGAATATTAGCGGCTCCCATAGTCACTTTAAGTAATTCTTTAAATACATCTGCAAGAGTAAAAGTTAATACTGGTGCAACTGCTCAATATGAAACCATTGATTTTGATACAAACGGAGAAACAAATTACATGTATCAGGGTGCTACACGAATACAAGTAATTTCTGGTGGAGTTCGTTTTTACGGAGATGAAGTTGAAATTAATAGTGATTTAGAATTAAAAGGAGCAACTTCGGGTAGAAATGTAGTCTGGGATAAGTCAGACGACGCTCTTGAATTTGCAGATAATGCTAAGGCTACTTTTGGAGCGTCAGATTTATCTATATATCATGATGGGACAAATAGCATCATACAAAATACCACTGGTAATTTAATAGTAAAAGATACTACTGGAACAATATATCTTCAATCAACTCGGATTGATTTTGAATCTGAGGATGGAGAACAGATCGCTCATTTTATATCTGACGGAGCCGTAGAGCTATTTAACAATAACGTCAAAACTTTTCTCACTGATTCAAACGGAATAACTGTTCAAGGGCCAGAAGCGGGTAATGGAGTTATTAATTTGTTCGCAGATGAGGGAGATGACAATGCTGATAAATGGAGATTACAAGCAGATACAAGCGGTAATTTAAATATAGGTAACTACTCAACAGGATCTTGGGTAAACGGGTTAACTTTAGACGGCTCAAATAACGCCACGTTTGCTGGAGACATAAATTTAGCTGAAGGTAAGAAAACAATATTTGGTTCTGACTCTGGAACTGGAGCTTATATAAAGCACCAATCAGGTCACTTTGAACTTAAAAACCAGACTGGAAATTTTTATTTTGATAATGTTGGTGCTCTTCTCTTCAGGACAGGTGCTAGTTATACAACTGCTTTAACAATTAATCCTGATCAATCATGCACGTTTGCTGGAACGGTATCCGATGGCAAAGGAAATTTAAGATCTATACCTTCTAATGCTCAGTCATCAGCTTATGTAGCAGTTGCAGCCGATGCTGGTAAAGCTATTTATATTTCAACTGGTGGAGTCACTATTAATAACTCAGTATTCTCTGCTGGTGATGCCGTAACAATTATCAATAACAGTGGATCGGACCAAACAATCACGAAAGGTAGCGGCGTTACTTTATACAACACCGCCGATGCTACAGATGCGAATCGTACGCTTGCACAAAGAGGAATGGCTACTATCTGGTTTGCAAGTGCAAGTGTGGCCTACATTTCAGGTGCAGGGTTGTCATAAATGTACCTACTAACTAACACACAACACGGAGATTAATTATGAGTCCTATTCAACAAATGTTACTTGGGGTAGGGGCAAAGGCAGATCCTATATATGTTGATCAAGTATTTAATAATTACGTTTATACAGGCTCTAGTTCAGCACAAACTTTTGATGTTGGAGTTGACTTAGCTAATGAGGGTGGTTTGATTTGGAGTAAATATAGAACAATGAACAGTACGGGGATTATTTTTGATACTGAAAGAGGTAAAACAAAGATTTTAAAAACTACTTCAACTGATGGTAACGCAACTTCTAGTACAGCTATAACTTCTTTCAATAATAATGGTTTTTCAGTTGGGGGTGGTGATGGTTGGACTAATTTTAACTCTAATCATACCTTTGCTACTTGGATATGGAGGAAAGCTCCAGGGTTTTGCGATATTGTTGAATACACAGGAAATTCTACTAATCGTGAAATAGCCCATTCACTTGGTACGAATGTAGGGATGATGATAATTAAAGGTACTTTTACATGGGGTGCTAGTAGTTGGTTTGTATGGCACAGAGATTTTGGAGATACAAATACAGATCAATATAACTATCGTGTGCGGTTAAGTCATACCAACGCTAGAGATTCAGGATACTCAGGCATATGGTATCAAAACCCCACGTCTACACATTTTTCAGTTGGATCAAACGGAGCGTTAAATACTGATGGTGCATCATATATTTGTTACCTATTCGCAGGAGGTGAGTCCACAGCCGCTACTGCAAGGTCTGTTGATTTCGGTAGTAGTAATTACATATCGCAACCAAGTAATTCCGACTTTAATGGCATACAAGCCCAAGCCTTTACAGTTGAATATTGGATGAATGCAGATGCTTTTAGTTCTTCCGCAAACGGCGGTTCTAGTGTTCTTGGTGTATCTAATCCAACAACAACTTCAGAATATTGGAGCTTTGGCACCAAAAGTACTGGAGAGGTTATATTTTATTATTACAATGGCAGCGTTGTTATTGAAACAACTGGCGTAACTTTAACAAAAGGACAATGGTATCACTTGGCTTTGGTACATGATGGCTCTAATGGTTTTAAAATATTTGTTAATGGACTCTTAGTAAAATCTGGAACAATATCAGGGTCAATAACGCCAACAGGAACACCATTCTCTATAGGTAGGGTGTCTAATGGACAATTTGATGGCAGAATCTCTAATGTAAGAGTAGTCCATTCCGCTGTTTATACATCATCGTTTAAACCATCAACTGAGCCATTAACGAACATAACAAACACAAAACTTTTGTGCTGTAATAATAGTTCTGTCACTGGTTCGACTGTAACGCCTGGTACGATTACCGCTACTAATTCACCAACAGCAAGTACCGCTTCACCCTTCGATGACCCTGCTGGTTTTGTCTTTGGAGATAGTCAGGAAGGCGTAATCAAGTGCGGTAGTTATGTTGGAACAGGCTCCGCAGGTTTAGCTGTAAATATCGGGTGGGAGCCTCAGTTCTTAATGATAAAAAGGATTGATTCTTCAGGTGCTTGGTATATGTATGATTCTATTCGAGGTGTCGTTACTGGTGGAGATGATGCGAATTTACGGGCTAATGATAGTCAAGTAGAAGCTGATGCGGATCATATTGAATTTACGCCAACTGGTTTTAATTTAATTAGTACAAGTAGTGGCGTAAACAGTGATGGAGGTAAATGGCTCTACATTGCGGTCAGAAGGCCAGATGGATACGTTGGCAAGCCTCCCTCACTTGGTACGGGTGTATTCGCTATGGATACGGGTAATAGTAGTGCAACTATTCCTACCTTTGATAGTGGATTCCCTGTTGACTTTATGATCCGTAAAAACTACAACGCTAATGTTCAATGGACTTCTGGGGCAAGACTTACTGGACTATCACGGTTAGCACCAAATGAAACTTATGTTGAGGTTTCTGATTCTACTGTTACTTGGGATAGCAATGTTGGTTGGGGATCAACGGAACAAGGAACTGCTCTAATTTCGCACATGTGGAAACGCAGCGCTGGTTTTGACTGTATTGCCTATCAAGGGGATGGTTCACCTAATCGTTCGATACCACACAACCTTTCAAAATCAGCAGAGATGATTTGGACTAAGAGTAGAAGTGCTACGGAGCCTTGGCATGTATGGCATAAGGGTTTAAATGGTGGCGGTAATAATGCAATAGAAAGGTTTTTAAGATTAAATACTTACGATTCAGTAATGCAAGATACTGGGGGTTATAAAACTATACCTACATCAACTCATTATACGATTGGTAGCAGTGATCCTTACAACAAAAATGGTGATAATTACATAGCCATGCTCTTCGCCAGCGTTGACGGTATAAGTTCTATTGGTGGATATGCTGGATCTGACACAAGCAACGTCACTGTGAATTGTGGATTTCAGCCAAGATTCATTATCATAAAAGAACAGGACGCTACAAGACAATGGGTTGTGTTTGATACTGTTAGAGGAATACAATCACCAGGAGTTGACCAGCAACTTTATCTAAGTGCTACCTACACTCAAGATAATGACTTTGATTATTTAGATATATCAAGTACAGGGTTTACGGTAAAAACAAACTCAACCAATGTAAACCAAGGGTCGCAAAATTATATCTATTATGCTCATTCGTAGCTTAGTGCTGGCCGAATAGGTCAGGGATAGACAGTAGGTTTATAATTTGGGAGCAATGTATTATTTTTATGGCTGATCGCAATCAACTTACACAAGAAGTTAAAGATCTTAAGCTTCAATTAGAAGAAAAGGCCAAAGAGTACAAAGAGATTGACGTTAAGCTAAATACTAAAGTTGCAGAACTAGTTCAGGCCAATATAGAAGAACTTGGATGATTAAAATTCTTACTTACATAAATACAGCCTCAATTGTGTTGGCTGTATCTGTTGGTGCGTTGGCTTACTTTCAGCGTGGCAAGATTACAGAATCCATAATGACTGAAGTGCAAAAGCAATTGCCTTCTCTTGTTAAAGGAGCGATGCCATCAATACCAAGCGTTCCATCATCAACTGGCTCTGTGCTTCCTTTTAAATGATTCAATTCAAGTCATTTAACGGCCTAACTTCTCTTGTTCTGGGCGGTGGTTTGATAGCCACAAACTTTATGAGTCTTTCTTTGCTGGCTCGTAAGGATGGAGGCATCCCTGACATAGCAAAGCTTTCCAGTACTCCTTACAGCAGTATTCAAATTAGAAGTGAGACTGGTGCTGATGGTGCAGAAGAGTGGAGTTTTGCAAGCCGTCAACACGATCCAAAAACAATGTTGTTCTACGAAGATTCAGAACAACCTACATTTAATGGTGGTGTAAAGAAAAAACATATACATAAAGAATCAGTTGCTCAGTTTGCAATTTTCCCTAAAGGAGAGGGCGGGACACTTACAGCAAAACAGATTGAATGTATTGAAAAACAAGCTCAAGGTAGAAGTAATGGACAAATGATTGCTGATGCTGGATCGGTTCAGGTGACACCAGCTTTGGCAGGGGTTCCTATTGTTGGACCAGTATTAGCAGGTATTTTCTTTGGTCAGGCTAGAAAACAAGTAGGAAATGTTGCAAGTGATCTTGCAGGACAATGGAACGACTGCTAAATGGAAATAGAAGATATTTCTGTTCAAGAAATACCTGAAGCTTCGATAGATACAACAATAATCTCTATACCTGAGCCTTTAATACCAGCAAATATAGGTTTTCCGATTATTCAAATGCCTGGCTGTGTAAGGGCTAGGACGTTAAAAAATAAGAATTTAGTTACTTCAGATCCTGCTGGAAATTTCTATGTTTGCGATGGAAACGTACCAACACTTGAAAGTATGGCTGTTGACTGGGACGGGTTTTCTGCTGTTGAACCTGAGCAGCAAGAAGAAATAAAACCTCCAACTCCTAAGATTGTTGCTCCTGTTTTGCCAAAGAAATCAAAAAGGAATAAGAGAAAGGAAGTGGAAAAAGAGGATAGCAAAAATGACGAGCAGGGAGATACCAATGTAGGGCAACAAGATTTTAAAGTTCCAGATATTGATGGACAGTTTATTGCGGATATACTTCCATGCCCACCATTAGATACACTTGCTAAAACTCCTGTTGGTTCGTTAGGTAAAGGAGGACTTGCAAGAATAAAAGGCTGGAAAAGAGATCCAGTTACAAACAAATGTGAAACAGTATGGGAAGGTTTAAGTCCTATAGAAATTGCAGGTAATTACGCTCCACAACCTACGGTTTTAGTAAATACATCTGTGATTGCTGTTACGTCAGTCATTGGTGTTACGGTGATTGGTCAGCCCATAGCAAAGTTCTTTCAAAAGCAAGTCAAAGGGCAAGTTAAATCATTCTCTAAAAAGATTACTAAAAAGTTGTTAGCTATTCGGGGGAAGAAACCTCCTGTAAAGTCCCTCGCTGAAAGGAAAAAGGAACAGAGGTTGTCTCGGAAGTAACTTCAATACTATGAGTGTGATCTGGCAATGTATTAGGAGGATTGACTAGCCTTACATCTTCACAGACAACATAACTAGGACTGTCTTTTGCATAAACAACGCCGAGTTTTAATTGCTCGGCACATACCTTTAAGCGTCCAAGAGCGTAATCTAATTTTTTAGCTTTATAAGCTTGTTCTAAATATTTAACACGGGTATTCATAGCAGCCACGCACCTGTTAGTCATGCGGCGATCTAGTGGTACTGCCACGGTTGCAGTTATGCCATAGTTAAATGAAAGATTATTCTTAGCTTGTCCAGTTCTAATTGGTTTTGTATATAAGATTCCACCTGGATTTATTAAATTACCATTGTCATCTGTACTGTCGTCATATACATTTTCCTGGTACGTTGGTTCAAATGGATCTTTCCAAGTATTCACTTTTGAAATAAAGGGATTTATCGTAAGAGTCGTTCCACTGCAACGGATTCCGTCACCTACTTCTTGAAACATAAACGTACCACTTTGGACTTGTATTCCCTGGTTAATCACTGACCCGCTACTTGTTGCTTGAGGAGAGGCTATTGTTGTAGCGTTTGCAAATACTGGCTGACTAAATGTTATTGAGTAAAGACAGATACCGATTCCACAATAGAGTCTGTTGTTGTGGTTCGGTTTATTGTTGTTACGTTTGAAAGGCCAGGATTGGATAGAGTTTCTGTAAAGGAGAAAGCGTTGCCAGCCGTTTTTATTCCCCAGTCGGGTTTGTTTGCTGGTGTTACATCTACGGATGTCCATGAAAATGTGATGTTGTCAACTGTTTGAGGTGCATTTAATACAGCTTTAGGTGAAATAGTATTTGTATTTAGTGGTTCGATGTTATGACCAGAGACCACGTATTCATAGCCAGATCTATAATCTACCGAAGTTATAGATTCCGTGACCACAGTTTTAGTTTCCTGACGGGAATTAAGTGTTCCCGTCGAGAAGGTTGGGACGACGGGAACAGCAGAAACGCTAGTGCCTGCAAAGGATATGAGCAATAATAACTTATATATTTTACTCATTAAGTATCATTTAACGGTAATTTCTGAACTATATTGTGAGACTGCGGCAGATCCAGCCGATCCTGCTGTTATAGAAATTACGCCAGAACTCAAAACAGAACCTGCAAGATTTCCAGCGACCCCGCCCGAAGAAACTGTTAGATTTCCAAAAGCTGGCATGTCTGGCACGACTCCTGCGGTGACATCCACACCACTTCCTATTGCAGGAATAGCGTCACCTTGTAAATACGATTCTGAGTATGAGAACGCAGATCCAACTGTATTAACTTCCATAGCACCAACATCAAGTATTGCTGCGGCGGTTGCAGTTGGGGCTGTCAACTTACCGAAGTGTTCTCCAGTAGTAACTTTCATGTTGTTACCAGAGACTGCGTAAGTACTTGGAACTCTGATGGCTTGAACTCCTGCCCCGTCAAGTTTTAAACTGGCTGATGCTGTGTGTTTGATAGAGATGTCTGCGTTAGCTGGTGCTGCTAATAAAAGCAAAAGGGGAATGAAGCGTTTCATGTGAGCTTGCCTGTTTGTGGATCTACTTCCTTACCAGAAATAGGATCGATGCGTGGTTGTACTGGAATAATCTTAACTCCTGTCTCAAATCTTACTGTTGTAACTGAACCATTAGCTGCTTCTGCTTTCTTTCTTTCTTCATCTGCCTTGTAAGTTCCATCACCTTTTTTAGATGCTGTTTGGATTCCTAGAGAACTAAGTACCCCTGTAAAAACTGAAGCTATGAAAGTCGGGTCTATCTTTTGTTGTGGAATACCTGGAATGGAAACGTAATTCAAAGTCAAAATTGCACCTGACCAAGCCAAGACTGTAATTCTTACAAATGTACTAATGATTGCAGCAGATTCTTCTTGATCTGGAAGTAAAGCATCTTTTAGCTTACCTATCGGGCCTTTTTTATCAGAGTTACTTTCAGGGGTTTGCTTTTCAGCCATAGAAAAATAGAAACAGTAGTTTAAGATTACACATAAAAGGTTAAAAATGCCTCAAGAACTACTTGCAGCACTTATAGGAGCAGCTATTTCTGGAGCGTTAATGGTTTTAGCGAATCGTTCCAATCGTAATCAAGGTAACTTTCGAGAAATATTTCATCGTTTAAATGCTGTAGAGAAAGACGTTGCTAGATTAGAAGTAACTAAGAGAGATCCAAGCGGATGGAGGAAGAGATAGAAAGGGCTAAGGCCAGAATTAAAGAGTTACAGACTTTGGTTAAGCACTGGGAAAAAGCAAAACCCTCTAAGTGTGAGTTAGAGGGTCTTACCTAACATCGCATCCCACTGCGAGGGGTCCAATAACTTACTTGCAAGGCTAGTAAGGTACTTTTTTACTTTACTACTTTTAGTTTGTTATTCAAGTAAGTAGCCCTTGTTTGTTGTCGTCTTATTTCAAGACAGTGTGGGCAAAAGCATAATCTACTTTTTTGCTCCATGACTTTGTTAAATTCTTTATAGGCAAAGACAACAAAACCCCCCTTATTGTGCAAATCTAGGGAGGTCTTGTAGTTGTGATGGGGATCACTAAGCCAAATGTAGCGGTTTTATATAAGATTGTGAAGAGTGAGTCTATTTATGGGAAAATTACTTAAGCCTTTTCGACCTGTTTTATACGCTTTTTTGCGAAGTGAAGCAGGTAAGAAGCTGTTATTAGATCTGCTAAAGGCAGCATCAAAACAGACTACAAATACACTTGACGATCAAGCTGTAAACTTCTTACAAGCAAGGTTATACCCCAATTCAACTACTACACTACAATGAGCTTTTATAAAAGAGACTGGCTAGAAGAAGATCGCCAAAGAGTTTTAGACATGGAACGTCTGTACATTCTTGATGGTCGCCATTTACCTGACAATCCAATGCACGGTATCTACACTGGGTTAGAAGCTAAGAGAAAACAATTAGATGGAGAACTTGGATGAGCAATTTATTCTGTTAGATCAACTAATGGAACCTGCCAGCATTGAACAAGAATTAGAGCTAGAAAAGAAAATAAGATGGTATAGCGAAGAAGCCTCAAAAGAGCAATTAGTAAGACACTGCGAAGCAATAGAAAGACACTACTTTCATCAGACACAGTTCATAGCTAACTGCTTAACCGAAATAGCAAAATGCAAAGCTAAAATTGCTTGCTTACAGAAACCTGTAAAACAACCTTCGTATAAAAACTGGCTAAGAAAAGTACTAAAACTATGAGGGTACAAACTCTGCTTTAGATCCTGTTTTTACCCATCTTATTTCAGTACTATCTACCGCAACTTCGGGATACTGAACTGAATACCAACGATGATCACACGCAGTACACCATCTGCGTCTAATTGTTATGCCATCACTGGAACGTTTAGTGAGCACAACTCTAGTCCTAAGCTTGGAACACTTAGGACAAGGACACTGAGTTTGATTCATTATTTACGGTGCTGGAACTAGTATGTGTTGTGCGTGTTCCGATGTTCTACCGTCAGGCCATTTAACACTGTAGTAGTAACAAATACGTCCTCTTACGTTATGTTTCTCTATGACTTTTATGATCGTTCCAACAGCAGATCCTATTGCCAGAAAAACACCTGTATTTTTCTTTTTATTTACTTGATCATCTAATTTAAATTTAGGTGCTGATGTTGTAGAAGTCACAGTTCTCTCTTCCAAAGTACTGAAGCAGTAGGGTTATTAATTTTAGCTTGTTTCGTTGCCTCTTCCTTTGTGTAACCTGAATAACGCATATCTTTACCTTCCTGTCTCGGGTAACACACCCAGAAAAGGTGCAATCTTAGTCTGGGTTTAGATGGTGCGTTCTCTGAAGTAACAGCAGAATGATAAGTCATTGTGTAATTGATTTAGGGGGTTTTTCTGGAGCACTGGAACGGCCTTCAACTCTTTTCCTTACAGATTCTCTCCATACAACTTCGTCTTTAGCTTCAGCTTCTTTATATACAGAACTAGGTAAGCTAGTTTCTAACTTGTTGTAGATAACTTTTCTTACCCATGCAGAAGGTCTGATACCTTCTTTTTCTGCTTCAGTTGCTACTAGATCTGCCCTATTAGGGTCTAGTAATAACTGCATATAAGTTTTGTTTCCGTGCTTCAAAGCCATTAATACAGATAGCCGTTGTACTACTCTACCACGAAATTGGTCTATCGACTTTTCTAAGGTGAGCATCTCTGTGGGCTTCTCTAGACAATCTTCTTTGTTTTTTAGAACCTGCTCGAACTTTTCTTGCTCCCTCTAAAAAGTCTGCGGCTCTTTGAAGATCACTAGTTTGAGCTTTAACTATTTCGCTGTTCAGACGTTCCATCACTATCAGTCGGGCACTCTTCTCGGTAGGCATGAACCATTACTTCAGCAAGACTGCTGTAGTATCCTACTTGCTTTTGTTTCTTGTAGTACCAACCTTTATCGTTTTTAGATACTTCTATCAATGTACTTCCTCCCATGTGTTTCCGATCTTTACCTCGGCTAAAGACGGTACATCTTTTAACCACAAAGATTCAGCACTTTCCATGATCCCCTTTAGTAATGTTGCCCATTCATCAGCGTACTCCTCTTTGACTAAAAGAAGTATCTCATCGTGAACAGCAGCAGCAATCTTCACAACATCTTCACCAGCTTTATGCACTTCAGGCCATATATTCCCTAAAGCACATTTCAATATAGCTGCCCCTGCACCCTGTATTGGTGTATTACATCTAACCGTAACCCTATTCAAATCACCTTTTAAGTACCTACGCATGTTGGTTACAGGCACTCTTATCTCAGGCCATTCATTGTCTTCCGTGGAACGAACTTCATCTTGATTCTCTTTCTGCCACTCTTTGATACCAAAATATGTATTTAGCCATCCATCTCTAACACTCCTTGCTTGTTCCTGTGACATAAGAACACCTTGAGCACCAGCATAGTTTCTTAACCCTTCTACACCTGCGCCATACAGCAATCCAAAATTAGCGGATTTCGCTATCTGTCTATCACATCCCATCTTCTCGGCTGTGTAATCATGTAAATCTGCCCCTTCTTTAAATGCTTGAATCATATTTGTATCGTTAGCTAGAGCAGCAGCTAAACGTAATTCCATCTGACTAAAATCTGCGTCAACTATTTTCCAACCTTCAGGAGCTTCAACACAACTTCTAAACTCTTTATCTCTAGGAATCTGCTGATTATTAGGTTTAAGTGAACTCATTCTTCCTGTTTCTGCACCTAACTGCATATAAGAAGCACGAACAAACCCATCATCAGCCATCTTTTCTTGAATACTTTGTGCCATCTGTCTCCTCTTCTCTTTCCTCTTCCACTCAACTAATGTCTGGATCGTTTCAGAATCCGCAGCCGCCCTTCTTAGTGCTTCTTTACCTACGCTAGGTTTACCGTTGTTATCTGTAGGAGTGTAGCCAAGTATAAGTGTAAGTTTATTTAATAGTTGCTTAGAACTTTTAATATTAAAGCCAGCATATTTTTTAGTACCTAAACGAATAGCGCCTGTATCTTTTGGCCTTAAGTTAAAAGTACCATCTTCATTTCTAGGAAGTTTCTCTTCTTCAGGAAGAGAATTATCTAACTCTCGTATAAACTCATCTCCCATGTGTTGCACATCAAAAGCTTTATCTTCTTTATAAGTTTGTAAAGCTTGTGCGTTCCAAGGTAAACCTATCCTCCACATTTGAGCCATAGCAGGCAAAGCCTGACATTCAAGTGTGTAACTAGCTTTTAAGTTTGCTTTAGATAACTTTTGATCAAGAATTTGATCTAGTTCAAGCAACACTTCTACGTCCGTAGCTGCATATTCTAACTGTTCTTTAGATAACTCAGGTTTGGACCAATCAGATCTTTGTTGTTCCTTGGGTAATTCAACAGATAAATGTTTACTAGCTAGAGCATCCAATGAATGTTTAGCGTGAGGTACACCGTTATATAAGAGTTTGTTAGCGATAAAAGAACACCTAACATTCCCTCTTACATAGATTCCCTGTTCTTGTAACCAGCCCAAATCAAACACAGCATTATGAGCCAACCAAAAACGGCAACCGTTGTTAAAAAATTTATCTAACTGATCCCAGTCTTTTTCTTCTAGATCAAAACAATCAATAACAACGATTGTTTTAGCTGTGTAAGAACCTAACTGAATAAGCCGTAAACCACCTTTCTTTGGTTGTAACTGGGTCGTTTCAGTATCGAAACTGATACTACTGCAAGTATTTAAGCGATGTAGATTCTCTATCCCATAAAAGACAGAGTACTTTTGAAATGAGGTCATGGATTAACCTAAAGTTTACTTTGTTAATGTAGCACACTATTATATTTTAGACCATTCTTTCATTCTCTTTCTCATAATCCTTTTATTCAATCTAGTTATAAGGCATATTTCAAAACCGCTTGCCAAAGCATTTTCTATATGACCATTGCAATACTGTTCGTTCCAGTAATGAACTTGCTCGACTGCATTTACTTTTCCGTCTTCTCCGATACTTGTAAAACGGACAGAAGCTAAGGGTTCTTCTTCACCATAATTACATGTGTAAGCACAGATGCGTACATACTTATCACTCATATGAACCCCTTAACTCCTCTGGAACGTAATATCTATTTTGCTCCAACCATAACTTCAAAATGAATGGAGGGTAAGTGTAAACAGTACCGTAAGTTTTATCAAAAGCAGAACCTCTTTCTATTTTGTACGTTCTACATAGGTTAGAGAGTTCCTTACCTATCTCTCCTTTACGAGTTACATCCCAATTTGCTCCTGTAATATTCTGTAAAGCTCTAACTGTCATATATTCCGTTATTTTCTCTTTTTCAGCTAAGCGAGCTACTTGTAATTCAGTTTTTTGTTGTCTACCGTCTAGATCATTTATTCTACCTTCATGCACTAAAGCACTTTCAGTTAATACTGGTATCGATTGAGCAAGTATATGTGAAAGCTTCTGTAACCTAGAAGCATTGCTCTGTGGTCTTTCATTAAGACCACCAGATTCTTCTGACATAAAATAGTCCGTGTATGTGTTATTCATTGTAATACTCTATCGCTATATATCTATAATTTGATCTTTTACAACCATATCTAAGACTTCTTTAGGCTCGACTTTCCACATGTCCCATTCATTAACCCCCTGTCCCGTAGATTTTGTGTCAAAACTCTCTTTCGTTCCAGTGGAAGGCTTTTCAACAACAATCGGTTTTGTCGAAACCTCTTGTTTGTCGAAACCTGTCTTTACTTCGGGAGTTTCGACAAAAGTAGGGTTTTGACAATTTGAATTGTCGTTGAAAGTCGTTCCAGTATCTGTATTTTTTAGTTTAGACACACTTTCTAACCCACCCTTAGAAGAAGTACCTTTTTTCACTGGAACGTTAAGAGCTTTATAGTACTTCGCAGGTCTACCCCCTCTCTTTCCTTTTATTTTTGGACCGTCCACCTCTTCTACTAATTTTTGGGCCTTTAATCTTTCTATTGCGTACTTAATTGCTCTCTCATTATGCTTTCCTCCTATATCTATTTGGGTTAGTTTCTTATTAGTCCAAGATTTACCACTGTCTCTCATAACTTTCAGTAAAGCTCTGGAGAAAGCGTTAGGACAATCAAATTGAACACCTTCTTCTGCTTCTGGGTAACTGGATATTTTATATGTGTAGTCCAGTTGCAGGTTAAATAACATTTTCACATCTGATCTATCATCCCTAGATTTTCTTACTTGCACGGAACGTGTATTACCTCCTGTGATTACACCTCTACTACGCACTTCTCCTATCTCTACCTCATCCATTTTTCTCATATTCCAACTTTCATCAACAGCGTTTTTAATAGCTGTAGTACCTCTTTCTGAACCATCCTTGTTGTTGTGATGGATAACAATTAGAGAACAAGGGTGGAATCCATTTTCACTCCCGTTCCTTCTAACAAGTTTTTTAAGAGGGAAAGCATATTCCCTAGCATTTTCACTATAAGGAGTGCTGTTATTGCAACCATCTAAGCTGTCAATAATTACAAGATCATACTTATGTTTATTCTGTCTCTTACTAAATCTTGTGTACCACTGTATGTCCCACTCTTCTTCTACATGAACATTTCTCGTATTTTTTATACCTATCTGATCAAATTGTCTTTTTACAACCCTTTCATTTTGATCACCGTTAAGCCATAAGACCTTACCTTTTGGAACGTGTACCGTATCTCCATAAACCTCAAAAGGAATACCATCTACTATATGTTTAACAATAGTCATACACATAGCTGTTTTACCTGTTCCACCATCAGCATGTACTAAGAGCGTCCAAGGTTTAGGAAGTAGGCCAGGTATCGTGTACTCAAGAGGACTATCATCTAAATCATCTATACATTTAGTCTTATTACCTTTAGTTCTTTCAAACATTTCATGTGCTTCTGCCAACTCTTCTATATCAGCAGCACTTCTATGTTTACTTTCAATAGCTAATTTATGTAGTGCCTGTGTTCTATAAGCAGGGTTCTCATTTACTGGATCGTTATCTATCTCTACATAGCTTTTAATAACATCTGGACCATCAGGAATCTCTTCCTTAAATCTAAGAGGAATAGCAGAAACTTCCTCTACTAATTTATCTAAACCATTCTGCTTTAATCTTTTTCTATCTGGATCTTTTTCATCCGCAAGTCTTATCAAACTACCCATATTTAACCTAGTTCCATCATTCCTCCATGTCCTATACCACCTGTCAGCACAAGGATCTTCCCCATTTTCCCAAACATATTTATAATCTGGATCGTTTTTAGACCACTCTCTCCAAAGATCTAAACCTTCCTCTCCGTCTAACTCATTATTAATCATTGCCCCTATTTCCCACCAATAGTCTTCTTGCTCTGGCCCCTTATATCCAATAACACTTAAGCAACTAGATATAATTGCAACTTTTTCCTCTTTACTTCTCTTAGACCACCTGTTATCTACATATTTAATATCTACCTCAGTATGTTTCTTTCTGTACTGCTCTTTCATGCGAGCAATCAACCATTCAGGTGCAACTGGAACGTTATTTAAGTCTCCCTCTATTTCGTAATTACCTTCTCCTGTGTAGTACTCACCAGCAATTACACCCTGACCACCCCATAAAACTTCCCATCCTTCATTTTCAGCAGCAGTGTGGCTAAGAGATTCAACCTCTAACCAATGTTCTTCTGGAATAATAAACAAATATTTAGCAGCATTTTTCTTAGGTGAAATAACTACGGGTGCTTCTTCTAGATCCTTACCCCACTTCTTCTTTATCGCACCTAAGTTTCTATCAACATCGAAAATTACTAAACCTTCTGACTTAACTCCAGTAAAAACACCGATAGCTTTAAAAACTTCTGGCTGTTTTTCAATCATTAACGCAGACTCTTCTACATTAAGATTTAATTTCCAAGCCTTGCCTAAAGGTGATTTACCGCCAGCAAAAGCATCTGGATCGGTCTCGTTTTTCTTAGGAAGTAATACACCCTTTGCATATATCGGACAAGTAGACCAATTTAACGGGATATTAGGGATGAAATTTGCATTACTCATGTGCTACTATACCTTTGTGATGTTTATTTTCAAACCCTGTCAGGTATAGCCAACCTGAGAGGGTTTTTTC